ATAACCATTTCTTGAACCAAAATCGCTTCCACTATCCATAGTACCTGCATTAAGTTCCATTCCATTAACACTACCTAAACACACAATAGTATCGTGTCCTGTTGCTGTTACTGTTTGGTTTAATTGTGCAAATATAATAACTTTAGTTTGTCCTAATAATTTTATCTCATTCTGATCTGCTTTAGTCAGTCTGTTTAGTATAATATTTACTGTTGGTGTATAAAAGATTGTTCCGTTCTCTCTTGAACCTGTAATAGTATCTGTAAGACTAGCAACACCTAAAGGCATTGTGTATCTATACAACATATTACTACCCATTTCTAAATCAGTAATTTCACCATTTGCTGTTGGTATTGAAGTTACTTGGTCATAAACTGCGAAATATATAAATTTTATTCCACCACTAATTCTATTACAATCAAGTCCTCTACCTTTTGTTAACGCTGTACAAGCCATATTTTTTTATTTTTTTAAGGTTAAAGGAGTGAGTGCCGAAGCACCCACTTCTTGAATTAAGTTTATTATGATTGTCTTACGATATCAGCACCAACTCCTGTTTGAACACCTGCTGAATATCTAGCAACTAAACGCATATTGTCAGAACCATCAAGATTAGCCATATCCATCAAAGTAATTCTTGTGTGGTCAGATAATAAATCAGTTCCAAAGAATAAGTTAGACTTTTCTGCTGCTACTAATTGATTGTCAGCCATTCCTGGACAAACTGCAATTTTGTAACCTTCAAATACTGGTTCGTAATCACCATTCATATTGTAAGCATTAACATATCCTAATGTAGATACTGCTGAAATATAAAACGCATAAGTTTTAGGATTCATATAAATATGTAAGTCCTCTTTTCTTAATACAGGAGATATATTAGCAGCCATATCTGCTGTTAATGTTTGTAGGTTAGCTATAATGTTAGCTGCTGTATAAGCACCTGATGCTGATGATTGAATAACTGTTGCATCAACTCCTGGTAATAAAAGACCTGTTGCTGCTCCTAAAAATCCGTTGAATTTCCCTGCAACAGCAGTTCCTTCCCAAACACTTTCTTCAGTTGCTTGTGCTATGATTTCTCCCATATAAGAGATAACATAGTCATCAAAACTTGCAGGTGGTGGTGCGCCTGCTCCTGCTCTCATTTGTAAAGATTCGAAGCTATCTAGCAACGTAGACTTACAAAGGTCTAAGTTAATTTGTAGATTTTTAGGTTCTAATACTTTTTCTGTAAGTGCTAATGTACCTGCATCAGTAAAATCACAAGTTGCATCTGCAACTACTGAACTTCCTGCCATACGTTGGATATTAGACTTATACTTAATGTTTTCTATCATTGTTAAATAATCCAATGATGTCGCTTCTTTTAAAGCTGCTGAGATATAAAACCCTGCTGCTTTTCCTGCGAAATTTGATGTTGTAGTAAACGCCATAATTTTGTTTTTTTATTTATTAATTAATGTTATTTGTTTAAGTTGTATAAGAATCTTTCTTTCTTAGATAACTTTTTATATTCTTTTCTGCTTAAAGCAGGTCTATCTGAACTAAATTTATTTGTGTTAATTGGTGTATCAGCAGGAGATTCTGCTAATTCAGTTCTTAACGCTTCATTCTCAGCTTTTAATTTTTCAATTTCTTCTTCTGCTGAAAATTCAACTACTTCAGTAGTCTTTATTGATTTAGGATTTGTAGATGGTTCAACAACTTCTTCAGCCATTTCTTCAACATCACCTGTTTCTCCTATTTCTCTTTTTAAATCAGCTACTGCATCTTCTAGGTTTTTGATACGCTTTTCCATACCTTGCCAATCAGCTACATCAGCTTCTTCATCATAATTGTCTTTGTCATCTTCTTCAGCTAATTCTTCTTTAACTTCTTCAGATGCTTCTTCTTTTTCTTCAGTTTCTGACTCAATAACTTCACCAACAATACCTTCTTCTTCAACTCTAAAAGATACTCCTGTGTCAGTCTTGTAAGTTCCAACAGGTAATAAGATTGTAGTTCCATCTTCTGTTAATACTGAAATGTCTACACCTGCTTCTAACTCCTCAGCAGTAGAAACAAAGATTGTACCATCTTCTGATTTTGCCTGCCAAGCTAATTTGATTTCATCCTCAGCTTTGTTCAAACCAAGTGCTACTAAAATTTTTTCTTTAATGTCCATAGTTTCTTTTTTAATATAATAGAATAGTTATTTATTTATTTGATTTTCGTTTATTATCTCATTAAGTGCGTGTAATATTTCTTCATTTGTTGGTTCTCTTTCTGACATTTTTTCCATTTTATCAGCAAAGTAACCCTCAATTGATAAACCTTTTAATTCGCCATCCTTAATTCTTGACCACAATTCATCATTGTTTATTTTCATTTTAACAAACCAAGTTCCATTAGGAAGATCATAGCCATAAAGTTTAGACTTGTCTTGTTCACCCTCTTTAATCCAAGATTCTACTGTTAAAACTCCACTTACTCTATCTTGATGTTCATACGTTGCTTTATGATGATTGTTGTGTTTTAAATAAAGTTCACTAGCTTTTCTTACTGTTTCAGGACTAAAGTAAACATAGTATTCTGAATCTGTATTAGGATCATATCTAAATATCTGCTTATTAGGTATTAAAGCAGGTGATACTAGCATTCTTTTTTCTTCATCTATTTTTGCTAAAGTTAAATTGTTTTTTTCTTTCCCAAAATATACAAAGTCTTGTTCTATTGCAGGTGATGATACTAAAGAAATAGCATCAATAGCTAATTCTTCATTTTCATTTGCAATAACTAATTCTTTTATTTTAGTGGTTTTTAAGGTTTCGTAATAATCTTTATTTGCTTCTTCACATTCAGCAATAGTATCATATTTACATTCTCCTGTATTTCCCCACTTTACTTTTCCATCTTTACATTTCTTACACGGCATATTATATAATAGATTTAGTTAATATTTATTTGATTTTTAAATTGTCGCCCTTCTTCTTATGTTTGCTAATTGGTTTTGACTATTAGTCATTTCATCAGTTAATACGTAAGCACGTAATGGTTCAGGTGCTTGTCCTCCTGTTAATTCAAATGCTCCTGACATCATCTGAGGTGCAGGTGTTTGTGCTGATGCTGATGGTGTTGCTCCTGCACTAACTCCACCTCCTGTTGGATTAGTTGATAATATCTTTTGTAACGCTACTGCACCCATAACACCTGTTGCAACTGCATTAGCTAATCTTATAGGGTAAGGTAATAATTTATCAGCTACAGAAGTTGCACCCATTGCAGCCATTATACCTTGTTGTGTTTGATATATAGTTTGTGCTGCTGCCACCCCTTTAGATAAAGCTGCATTTTCACCTGCTAATGCTGCTGCTGCACCAAACCCTTGTTGTATAGTTGCTTTCTTAAAATCTTCTTCAGCTTTTATAATAGCCATTTTTTCATCTGCAACTTTTTTTGCTAATTCTATTTCTTTTTTTGCAGCTTCTTCTGCTGCTTTATCTGCTTTTGCTTTTTCTTCTTGTATTCTTTTGTTTTCAGCATCTATAAGGTCTTGTTTTTCTTTTGCTCTTGCTTTTTCTTCTGCTTGTATTTCTCTTTCTAACGCATTAACTTCAGTAACAACCCTTCTTCTCATTTTAACAGAAGCTGTTTCTTTTTCAATTAATTCAACTTTTAATTGTGCTAATCTTGCTTCATCTTCAGCTGAATTTTCACTTAAAGCCATTTCTTCTTGTTGTATAGCTAACCTTTCTCTAGCAAGTTCTAATTCTCTTTTGGTTGTTTTTTCTTCAAGAGATAACGCTGTTTTTAAAGCATCTAACCTTTCTTTTGCTGACTTTGTTTCATCTTCTGCGTTTAATCTAGCTTTTTCTATTTCTTGTCTAGTTGCTGCTTTTTGAACCATAAACTCCATATCAGCATCTCTAAGTTCTTGTGTTCTTTTCTTTAAAGCAACCATTGCAGCTACTTCTTCTTTTATTTCTTCTGTAATCCCTGAAAAAGTACCTTTTAATGCTTCTCCTGCTTTTTTAAATTCACCTGAAAAAACAAACTTAATAGCTTCACCAACTTGACTTAATCTATCTTTAAGAACATCTACAACTGCACCCATTGCAGTAAATGCTTGTGTTAATTGGTCTGCTCCTCTTTTAGTATTTGTAAAAAAAGAAGCTAATGCACTTACTGCTAAAACTAATGCTCCTATTCCTGTACTTGCTATTCCTGCTTTTATAGTTGCAAATGATGCTTTTGCTGTTTTACCTATTGACACAAATCCTGCTTTAACAGAATTTAAAGAAACGCCCATTATTTTAAATTCACCTGCTAATGAACTTGCATCTTTAGATACTTCACCTATATTTGATTTAACTTCTGCTTCTACTACTATTTTATCTGCCATATCTTTATTTTTAAAGTGCTACCCCTGTTTTTATTTGTGTAAAATTTACTGTTGCTGCCCATTCAATAGTCATATCTGTTGCGCCCCTTACTCTTAAACTAAAGCTTGTTGTCCCTGATACTACTATACCTGTTGGTTGCCAGCCAGTTACTGAACCTGAACTTTTAATTGAATCACGCTCCCTTGATATTGTTGCAGTTCCTGATTTATTAATAACAACCCCTCTTTCTACCCAACTTGCAAAATCACCTACTGATCCTGCTCCTGCTGAACCACCTACTCTTACTGCTATTACATCCGAATGAAAATATAAAGCTGTATTTAAAGGAATTGGAAAATAACTACTTGTTGTGTTATTCATATATGATGCTATATTAGTTCCTTGCGTAGATGTTCTTCCAAACATCACTTGTATGCTTTGCCTTTCTCCTAAATTATCTGTTGCACCATTATTACCACCTAAAACAATAGAATTGTCTGCTGTTGATTCTCCTAATGTTCCAAATACCATAGTATTGTTTATACTATTTTGTATTTCATTATTATTACCTGCTATTATATTATTCCTGGACAATCCTCTTACAGTATTATCTTCACCCATTATGTAGGTGTTGTTAGTTCCTGCTATTGTAGTATTCTTGCTTCCTTTAATATTATTTTGTGTATTGCTAATATTTTTATCTAAATTAGTATTAAACTTATAAGCTGAACAAGTGCCTGTTTCCTTATCATAAGTATAACCATACGCTTCACATTGTTTTTGATTAGGCAAAACATCATTTGTTCCATCTGTAAATAAAACAATTCCTGTTTCAGAAACTAATAATGGTTTTACTGTATAACCTATTAAAAATGGTATTTCATATATTTTTGTCATTATTATATAAGTATAAATTCTATTGTTGCTAAATCGTTTGGTTTATAGTCAATTTTATTAACTCTAAATTCTCTATTTTTAATTATTACTGTATCATAAAATCTAAATGTAGAAATATCTCCAGGTGTTAGATTAACCTTTATAGTCATTGTTCTTGTGTCAGCATTATACAATTCACTAAAATACGGCAACCAATATAAATTAAATAAATTTTTAGATGTTGAACCTATATTACCTATTGTTTGACATTCTCCAAAATGATAATCATCTGAATTTGGTACAGCAGGAATATGTTTAAAATTACTAAATTGCAAAAAGTCAGGTTGGTTTTCACTTGATAATCCATTTTGTGCAGGAATATAATAAGTAACACCCCCCTGTAATGTTTTTTGTCCATTATTATACATTATTCTTGGACTATTATCAAACCCTTCAAATTCTGTTGCTTCATCATTAGATGTAAATATAGCAGGAACTACAAGATCATTAAATTGTTCAAATAAAGGTTTTACTATTGTTGCTGCAAATGGTTCAGGTATTATTTCTTTTTCACCTTCTAGTATATCAAAAGTTGATGCATCAAACTTTTTACTTCCGTATAAATGTCCACCTGTTGAGTTTTTGTAGATCTGAAAAGCATAATCATCATCATCTTCTACAAATTTAAAAATAGTGTTTTTGTTTAAATCAGATAATGGTTCTAATTTTATTTCTTCTACATCTATTTTATCTGTCCAATTTAATTGTTTGCTATCTGAGTTTTCTAAAAAAATATCATTATATGGTTCTATAAGAATATGATTAGGATTGTTCTTATCAGGAACAGTAACTAAATTAAACATAGTTATTATCCCTTTTAAAAACTCCCATTGCCCTAGATCACCTCTTAAATTCTGTAAAAGAGTATTACTTGTTAATGTAGTTGGATTTGTTGTAAATGTAACGTATGCTCCAAAACCTTGTGTTAATATATTTGTAGTTTGTTTTTGTGTTATAACACTACCTGCATCTGCTTTAAATTGTGCTTGTAATGTATCACCTGTATCTAATGTTACAGACATATTTCCATACCAAGACCAATCACTATTAGCAGGAATTGTTATTATTCCTGAATAAACTATTTGTGTACTATTTTTTAACCACTGACATTCTATTGTGTGTGAACTAGAATCGGTATTTTCAAATTTATAAGCATAATTTATTGCATAATTTTCATTATCCGTAGTAGCAGTTAGAATATTTGTAGTAGTATTATAATTTGATGGAACATTATATACTAATATTGCTGCAAAGCTATCTATTTTAAGGTTAGAATAACTTGTTGTTGCAAAGTTCGTTGTATTAAAAAACACCCCTGTAAAAAGTTCTGATGGAGGATTCTCAGGTGAACCCCAATTGAAATCCATATACAAATTAGTAAATTCATCAGAATCAAAAAATTCACTTGTAAAAGTAAAAGGTGTATCTGCAAATATCTTTTGTATTAAGTATTTTAAATTAATAAATGGCCTAAACACTTGTTCTAATGATGTAAGTTGTGGATAACCTGCTGTTCCACTAGAACCATTTGAAATTGCTATTTGACCTGTCCAATCTACAAAAGGATATTTTAAAACATTAGTATTGTTAACGCCTATTGTAGCATCATAAGCAAAACTAGATGTTGACAATGGTGTAATTAAAGGCAATCCTGTATTATTATCCCAACTATTTTTAATTGTAGTTTTTGTATAGTTATGTGCTAACTCATCAAAGTCTAAATCTCTAAATTTTCTATCTTGTAATACATCTGCTAGTGCAATGACTTCAGAATATAAATTTACATTATAGCTTATTTCCCCTTGCTTTTCTTGAATATCTATCATCCTTAAATAACCCTCAAATATTATAAACCCATCTTGCTTTAGTTTACATTGTGTTTTTACATAAGGGTTAAATATAACCCCATCATCTGATCTTGTTATTTCAAAAAGATTGTCAAATATTTTGTTGTTTCTTTTAGTTCCAGGTAATGTAAATGCTTTAGAATATGACTGAACTTGTTCTGCTGCATTTTTAAAATCATCAATACTTAAACTTAAAGGTATATCTTCATTTTCATATAAATCACATATTACTTGACCAACACCCAAATTAGTTATATTACCACTTGGTTGTTGAGATGATTGTGTTACTGAAATATCTTGTAAAATAATAGCACCCAAGTTTTTTACAACTATTATATCATTATTAGATGATGTTGCATTAAATTGTATTGTGCTTATCCCTGTTCCTGTTGGTATTGTGGTGCTGCTTTGTAATACATTACCATTAAAATGATAAACTATAACCCCTGATGCGTTTAAAGTAAAGTTTAAACTTAAATCATAAGTTGTACCAACACTTAAATTAGATAATGCTTGTAAAAAATATGTATCTGTTACTCCAATTAAAGTTTGTACTGATTCAGTTACTTCATTACTGGTATCACTAAATCTGTACCAGGTGTTAACAATAAAAGAGTTTGAGGATATATATGATTGTGGTAATAACCCTGATAAATTTTTACTTGAATTAGATGTGTTTATAGTTCCAAAATTTATACCATCTGCAATAAATTCTGTTGATGTGTTGCTTATTGGATTAAATGAACCTTTATAAGATTGTGGATATACTATAAGTTGTATGCTCATTATACTGCTTGTGTTCTTAATGTTTTACTTTTTTCTACTTCAAAAGTATATTGAATTAATTTATCGTTAGCTATTGTCTTTCTTGTAAAATTAGATGTTGTAAGTCTTACAGGTGTTACATATTGATTTAATGCTGATAATGTTTCAGTTATATCTTGATATTCATCTAACATATAAACTTCAGGACTATTAACTAATTCTTCAAACATTGGATTAAAATCCTCACTTACAAAATCTGTATTCATAGATATACGTTCCATAGCATTAACTCTAAATGCTTTCTTACCACCTTTATAACTATCTATTCTATATCTGCTTTCATTCCAAGTTCCTTCTAATTGATTATATGTAGTTCCCTGTGTAGTTATATTTCTTGTTGATTTTTTAGTGAATGTGTAATAATCCCAAGCACTCCATTGATTTAACCAACAAAGTCTTATTGGTTCATATCCTTTTGGTTCATCACAATTTATATTAATAGTATATGGTGCTGAAATTCTAGGAGTAGCACCATTACTTCTTGCTTGTACTCTTATAGAACCTCCATCAATAGTTCCAAACCCAACTAATCCTCGGAAAGTAATAGACCAATTTTGTAGGTTTCCTGGAAAACATCCAAAGTATAATATTTGATTTTTCGCATCAGATGTAATAAGATCATAAGCACCATTCGCTTCTGTTCTGTCAACATCTTCAGAACCTAAATAATTACCATTAGAATCATAGTAAGTTAAAATAAAATAATCCAAATTATCATTTGGTGCTAAAAACGCAATAGTACCATAGTCATTCAAATTACAAGTTTGTGAAGTGGGTGCATTAGTAAGAAATTTATCTGAATCAGATGATAAATTGAAAGTGCTTAAATTATAACCAAAATCATAAGGATTAGTGCTACCCCCCATTGTCAATACATCAGTATATTTTAGATAACCATTAAATAATGTAAATTGGTCTGAATTAACAGAAGTTCCATCTGCTCTTGATACTATATTTGGCCTTGATGTATCTGCACCTAAATATTCAACATAAAATTGTATTACCAAATGTCTAACGCTATTTGTATTTGTAGAATACTTATCTATTAAGTGTAAAGGTTTTGAATTACTTTCTGTTACAACACTTGTTTTGTATGAACTACCTAGCCCTGCTAAATTATCTGCTGAAACATAATTTTCTACAACATTTCTAAAATCAAAAATTCCAACACCTTCACCATTTGGTGTTGTTTTAAATACTCCAATTAAATCAGTTGCTACTGATGGATTAGGTGGTGTTGAATCACTTATGTGTACTTCTGCACAAAACTTAACCTTTGTTTCATTAGCAATTATTGCAGCATTAGATACTACAAATATAACTTCTTGCCCAACAGGTAGTTGAGTATATAAAGGTTGTTGTTCTATTGTTGAATTTGAATATGCCATTATTTTACTGTTGTTAATCCTGCTATTATATCTTCTTTTACATTACTTAGTAAGTCTTTACCAAATTGTTTAAGTCCTAATGCTAAAGGTTTTTGAAAAAAGCTAATTCCTTTGATACCATCCCTTTTAATTTTTCTGCCTATTATAAAAGCTAAAGACATATTACTTATAAATCTTCCTGTCTTTTTATCTCTACCTTTTATACTTTTTTTACTTATCCACTTAGCCAATATTCCTGGTGGTGGTTGTTTTGTTGTGTATTTATAAGGACTTGTAATTACTTTGTTTTTATAATCTTTAAACCTTTGTTGTTTTTTATTTCCTGAAACACCTTTATCTACAAATGTTCCATAATCTGCCATATAGAATTGTACTTTAAAGCCATCAGTATCAGTAACCACTTTAAAACTTATAGATTGCTCTAAAGCTGTACCACCACCTTTTGCTTTCTGTATATTACCTTTAGCTCTATTAACTACTTGTTTACCAAAGCTATTTAAGTACCTTTCTATATTTTCAGTTTTCATTATGTAAGTCCAACAAAAACTTCTACCTGACAATCTGTTGAACTTGCAGGTTTTACTATTAATTTATTTATGTCTTCTAATCCTGTAAATGCAGGGGAAGTATCTTCTTCACCTGTCATTACATCTTCACCATTAAAAAGAATGTGCGAACCTCCTGGTCTTATTTTTACAGTATAAGATTTTGCTACACCTACTACTGCTAAATTAATTGCATCTGTTGTACTAAGATTAGTCAATCTGCAATACGCTACATTTTCTCTATCTAATGCTCCAGGTTGTGTGTAAGGAGTAGTTTCAAAAAGCGCTACCGTTGTTTCTTGACTTTGTGTACAGGTTACAATTCTTTCAAATACATCTACAATTCCTGTTGTAGTTAGTGAATTTGATGAACCTCTTACAGAACCATTCAAGGTTACACTTTCACTTATTGTTGTTACTAAGTCTGCCATAATTTTATTTTTTATCTATTTGTTTTAATTTATTTATTGCCCAATTGATACCTGAGGTTCCACCCCAAGCATCCCACATAAGACCACCACATCCTTCTGAATATGGTACATCTTTGTTTTGTTGATGTCTTTTAAATGATGCCATACGTGCTATTGTATCTCTACTTATTGGTTTTCTATCTGCAAGTTGTGAACTTCTTGTCCATCCTACTCTTGTACCACAATCACTACCATTTTCTTCTTTCCATTTTCTAGCACGTTTAGCATTGTTAGTTGCTGATTGAGGATAATCATTATAAGATTCTAACTTAATGCTGATTGCTTCTAATTGTTGTAGTACATCTTCGTAATTCATAATCTTATAGTTATTTTAAAAAACCCTATTTCTATTGTATATTTTCCTATTTTAAATTTCATTAATATCCTGCTCCTGCATTAGTTACAGGAATATTACAAGTATCAAAGTCATTCATAACTTTAACACCTATGTTAAACACCCATCCACAACAAAGATTGTCAAACCTTTCACTAAAGGGTTCTATTGTAAATTGATCTTGTGTAAAATATAGTGGTGCATTAATATCATTTGTTCCTTCTAATGATTGTCTTGAACTATGTCTTAACATACCTATAAAGTCTGTTGCTATTTCTAAACATTGATTAAATACTTCTTGTTCATTATTCTTAGTGTTTACTAATTTAGTAAGTAATGAATGTTGTTCAGTTTGCCAATCACTTTTTTCACTTACCATATCCATTATGAATAATTGAAAGTTATAAACCAATTCACTATCTCCTGTTGTTACGTTTACAGGATTTATATGCAGTAAAGGAAATTTCTCTAACTTTTCTAAATTAATATCATATATATCTCCAATAGATACTGTTGATATTTGTTCGTGGTATTCACCTAGTCTTGCTATTGTGTTTACTACGTTATTATATGTCTTATTGTTTACTGCCATATTTTACTTTATTTTGTGCATTCAAATCTGTTTCATAACTTAGCCAGGTTAAACATTCCAACAAGCTAAGATTTGTTATTCTTTCTAAATTTACTATTTCTCCATTTGTCAATCTATACATTACGCCAAACCATCCCCATTTTTCTGCGAATGATTCTGTTGCAATTGCATCTTCATTTCCTTCAGCCGTTCCATCAAATACGATGGCAAAGTCGTTAACAATACGTTCACGAAATGATAAAAAAAAACCAATGCACTTTGCACTTGCTCTGCTGACATCTTTTTCATTTGTTCTGTCCTAATCCGTATATTACCATCATACGCTTGGATTGTATAAACTCCATTTTCTCCTTTTTCTGCTATTGGTCTATATAGTATAGCCATTAATTCAGGCAAATGCTTTTCAATTCCATCTTTTATAAAGGTTTCAATATCTGCATATTCACCTAATGTTATACTGTCCAAATCAGGATGGAATCCATATTCCTTACCTTCTACTTCAATTAATCTTTTTAAAGAACTATCTTGCTTCTTTTGTAGTTCAGCAATACTACTCATTATAACTGCTACATCTTTTAATTCCAATTGCTTAATTAACTTTTTTGGAATATCAGATAAAGCTGCTATTGTTTTTAGTGCTTCACCACTTTTACTTTCATTATGAAAGTCTATTAGTTTTAGCCATTTTTCAAGAGTTACATCTGACCATTTTTTTATTAGCTTGAACTCTTTTACTTTGCCCTGCTTCTTAATTTTGACCTTCATATACTATATAATAGAAAAAGTTGTTTTTTAGTTTAAAATAATTATATTTGCTGCTTCATTTTATTAAGTTCAGTAAATCCCCTAATTCTTCTCTTGTCGCTTTTCTATTATTATCTTTGGGGGTTTACTGTACAAAGTACTTACCATAATTAGGATTATCCAAATGATAAATAACATTGTACCTTATACCATCAATTGCGTGGTTGTATGCATCTACATATAATTTACTACCTTTATCTGCATAGACATAATTGTTTAATTCTTTAGCTATGTTTATAGATTCAGGTGATACAATTAATTCATAATCTTGCATCCTGGTTATCCCACTTTCAATTGTTCCTTTTTTTACAGGTTTTATATTAACCCCTAAGTGTCTTAAATCTTCAATTAATCTTGGTTCTGCACTATCAGCTATTATAAGTTTATTATCTACCTTGTCTAAAACTATCTTTGCTAATTCGTGTGATTTTAAACCATTTTGATATATATGTTCTTTAAGATACATTTTCTTTTTTCTTTTATCTATTGCTACTTCTACAAGACTATCAGGATCAACACTAAAACCAAAGTCCATTCCACAAGATGTTTGTAGGTTGTCAGGATTAAATTCTCCTATACTCCAATTCTCAAATACTACCCCCTCAGCTTTGTCTAACCATCCACCAAGTATTTTGTGCTTGTATTTCTTAAAGTTTCTATGCTTTATAGCTTCTACACGCTCTAGGAAGCTATTAGAGAGGTTTTCTATGTTGTCTAGGTATGTACTGTGGATATAGCATACATTGTCTTTAACGCCATTAAAACCTGCTTCTACGCCTTTGTTCTGAAAAAATCTATTGTATATCCAATGTTCTTTAGTAACAGGATTCAATATAAGTATAATTCTATTTTGTATGTCTTTTTCTCTAATACTTAAATCAATAGTATCAAATATATCTTCATCTGTTAATTCTTCTGCTTCATCAAGCACCCAATTAGAAACACCTGTTAATGATTTTAAACTTGCAGTTTGATTTCCTGCTGATGTCTTAATACCTCTAAATAATATATCACTATTGTTTTTAGTATTTACTACTTCAGCTTTGTTTACATTAAATATGTTATTAAATCCTAATAATCCTATCTTTTCCAGGAACTCAGGTATTATTGATAAGTGTGCTGATACCATAGTGTATCTTGTAAACAATACTCTAATGTTTGCTGACATTGTAAGTAGTGTTAGAAATACTGTTACAGCAAATGACTTTCCTGATCCTCTACCACCTGTTATTATAAAATAACGTGCATCAGATTCAAATAATGGATTATATTTTTCGTTAAGATTCAGTTTTTACAAAGTTTATTAATGGCATATTAAGACTTTCTTCATTAGTTGTAACATCAACTCTTTGTTGTGGTCTACCATAAAAATATTCAAAGTATAACTTAACTGCCCATTGTTCTTTTTTTTCTAATCCTTTTTTTAATGAGTCTAATGCTAGTTCATTTAATGGTGTAAGTTTCTCTATTAGCTTTTGTTCATCTGCTTTAGGTTTTCTACCTGCACCCATTCTTTTACCTCCGTGTGTATTCATTTTGAAATAATTTGATTAATCAAGTTGTACTATATAATAGAATTTATTCATATTCATTTGGTAGCATTAATCTTATACCTAGTTCTGTCATTGCCCATATCCTTATTTGGTCTGCATATATTTCAAACTCTTTACTGTTCATCTTAGCTGTGCTATTTACTTTCTGAAGCCCTATCTGTTTGTCGTTTATGTCTATACTTTGCCATTCACTTGAAAACTTTATTTTAAGTGTGTCGTGCATTTCATCAGGAAAATATCCTAATTCATTTGCTAATGGTTGTACTATACAAGCCCAATAATAATTGTTCTGCATATTGCTTCTATTGTTTCTTTGTTTCTTTACCTTTACTATATAATCGTTTCCTAACTCTTTTAAGTAGTTAAATAATGTCTGCTTGTCTTGGGTTGTATTTACTACAAAGTTCATTTGTTAAATTTTCTTGCTACGCAATTATTAAATCTTTCTTGTAATTTTGCACTTATATCTTTACTTAACTTATCTTGATTTACTCTAAATTTTTCGCATAAACTTTTTAATGTAATATCAGGATTTTCAAAATAATATTTTACTGCTTTATTTCTTTGACTTTTTAAATATGTTCTTGATCTTCTTTTATTCATTATTTGAATGGTTCGTTAACACCTCGTTCTCCTATTAGTTTTTCTTTAGCGCCATCCCACAACTTATCGTGTCTTTTTTTTTTACTTAGTGATGCTTCAGTTCTTTTTAATTGTGGCATTCCTTCTTCAGGTTCACTATCCATCCATTTACCACAATCACATATAGCTTGAATAGTTCTCCATCTACCTTCCCTAAAAGCTAAGGTTGCTTTACCTATTTCCTTAGTTTTACCACATTCGCATTTGTATAATGTCATATTATTCTATTACAATTAAGTTTCTACCTTCTTTTTTAGCTATTCTCACAATAGTTTTAAAAAGTTTTTTTCTTTCTAAATTAGTTTGACACCAAATAAATTGAGTATCATACATTCCATCTAGTTCTAATTTTATGCCAAATCTAGTACCTTTATTTTTAGTTTCTTTATATCCATATCTTTTTACTATTTGCTTCCAGCTTACTAATTCTATTGTGTCTTTATTAATCATCTTACTAATCCTCCTGTTCTAGTTTTACTTTCTTCATATAATTTATCTAATTCAAATTGCAGTACATTGATAGCTTTCTGTATATCTTGTTCAGCAGGACTACCATCTTTTTTACCTGCTCTTAATATATATTGTACAGCTTGTGCTGTCCAAGCAGTAAGTTTAAAATCATCTACAATATCCTTAGCTGAATATCCATATAGTGTTCCTGAATAATAACTTGGTTGTGCTTGTTTTTTATAGTCTTTTTTATTTGTCATTTTTATTGTTTTTAAATTTATATAACACAAAACCAACAAAAGGAGTTCCAAATATCAAAGTTAATAAACTTGGATGTGGTTCGCCACAAAATCCTGTTAAGTGTTTTAAAATTTCTATCATTTATATTTGTTATATAATTTTTTAATACCTTCATAGCAAGTAGATATACAAGAACCACAATTAGTGCCTGGTGAATAAGAGGTCATAAAAATTGTGTTGTAAGTTTCAATCATTCTTTTTTTAGCTGTTTGGTTCTTTGCTTTACCTGTTTTTAAATCATCCCACATATCTAATATTTCATCTATTATCTCTTGAGGTAAATCATCAGGTGTTTCTACTTCAGTTGTTTTATCCCAATACTTTTGTGGACAAGCCATAGGTGCTAATCTTGCTTTAACTTTCATAAAGCATAAACACCTTTTACAAGTTCCTGTTGGTTTAAAATAGTAAATACATTCTTTGCATATTTCTATTCTATCTTCATAGACTTCATTAGGCACAAAAAATCTATTCATTTAATTCTTTTTTTAATATTGATCTGACTTTATCTATTGTTGTAAACAAACTATTCCTACTTATCTTAGTTTTAGCTGCTAAACTATCTAATGTGTTTCCTTCATAATAGTATAGCTTAAACAATTCTCTATCATACCAACTATCTAATTTATCTAACTGCTTATCTATTTCTTCTAATTTTTCCCATTGATATTTTTGTTCTTCTTCTGAAATGTTTGATAAATTGTTATAATAAATATTATGACCTCTATAATCAATATTAGTAATATCCGATTTAGGATCACAATGGAATTTATCAATACGTGTATAATACTTTTCATACTTATAATAAAATGGACTTCTAGGACTTGTTAATGCTCTTTTTAAAACTACTGCACCATATCTTATAATTCCTTGCTTTCCATCTTTTTCCCAAATACTTTTCAATGTGTCAGGATTCATTTGTAAAAAATACAACATTAACTCCTGGACACAATTATTTATTTTGTTTTCATCTGTTGTAAGACCATAACACATTTCTTTAAACTTATCTGATAATTTTGATATTTCTATATATATATCATTCATTAGTTAATTCAAAATCATTTATCTTGTCTGCAACTTCTTCTACTAATTGTTCTAAAATAACCTTATAACTTCTTAATGTTGCAGCATTTCTTTTTGTTTCTACTCCTGCAAAAAAAGCATTTGTTGCTACTGATACATTTATAGGTATAATCATTATCCAATCATAAAAATTGTTTTCCTTAACTCCTGAACCATAATTGTTATGGTATTCTATTATAGTATCTAACACTTCTAAATAATTATTGTATTTAGATTTAGTAGTGATGTCTTTGCAAAACTCTTTACAAGTGCTTAAATATAAATTTATAAGTGTTTTATGTTCTTCACTTGTATATATTGGATTTAGCATATCCAAATTTAAAAGAATAATTTACAAAATACCTTTTTCCTTTTTTAAATTATTAACAAAACTTTTGTAATAACTTATATCATCATCATATTCCCACCTTGCTTTCTTATGTGTTGTTAATGATAATACTTCTAATTCTTCTGATGTTCCTTCACCATATTTATATTCTAACCTTAAACCAAACTTCCATTGTTCTCCATATCTAAATACATTACAAGCAGGACATTGTACTTGACAGTTTTGCTCATTCCATCTTGTAGATAAGTGTCTTCGACTTTGAAAATGACCACATTGCATTTTTTTATAGTGATCTACTTTACCACAAGTAAAGCATTGACACATTCCAGTATCTGTTGCTTCTCTTAACCTAATATATAGACTAAAAAATTTATCTAATTCTTTTTTTAGTTTAGTTATGGTTTTTTTCATACCCCTGCTATTTTACGCCATTCTTTGTTATAAGTTTTCTTTCTTAACTTATATTTACTACCTCTTAATTCAGGTTCTTCTTCTTGAAGTTTTGCTCTTGCTCTTTTAATACTTGGTGCTGATGTTAGTTTTCCTAAAGCATATATTCTTAGAAAATCTCTAGCAGTTGAATTATCCATAATAATATATTCTTTTAATTCTTGATTCCAAATATTACAGCATAATTTATAATCATTATCTCTTAGGTGTTCGTGTTTTGTAAGCCAATATCTTACCTTGTCTTTTGTTTTCATATTTTTATTTTTTATAATATTCTTTTCCTGAAACGCTTTTTTCTACAAGTTTAATTTTAAAATAAGTTCTTATTATATTTCCATAATCTTTTGAAATAAAAATAGACAAATCTTTATTGTATATTTTTGCTCTTTTAATAACATAATTATTAAATTTTTCTGGAGTAAAATCTTGATAAGTTTTTATATTATATCTATTTTTTACATAATCACTTCTTCTCCATCTTTTGTGTCCGTATTCACCGAATGTAATAATTAAACCTTTTTGTGCTATTTGTAATGCTAAATCAAAACAATTAAAAGCACTACCAAATGGATCCAAGTCAATTAAATCAAATTTCTTTTTTTTAAATTTAAATAGAAAGTCAAAAGCATCTAATTTATAATTTGTTTCTATTCCTTTTATATCATTATCTATTACCTCTATGTTAGTTGTTTTTTTATAATAAGAATTTCCTGCATAAACATCTAAAATATTTTTAGGTTTTATTTCTGATATAAATAATCTATTACATTTATATTTGTCTGTTCTATGTTTTTCATTATAAGTATCATTAGAAAATTTTAATCTTTTCAATTTAATTGTTATTGATGTTTCAGTTCTATTTATTATTTTAGATATTTCTTTAATAGATTTTTCTTTTTTTAAATATAATAGTTGTTTTATATTTTCTTTTGTCCATTTTCTAGGTATAGACTTTATTACTCCATTTAATAAATTCTTATTCATTTTAATAATTTTATAGGTTTTTGATAATATTTAACTTCTTTTGGGTTTTGCCCTAATGTATGAACTTGATAATAAGCATTATCTATTCTTTCTTTTTTATGACTATAAACCCATTTGTAAAATGTTCTTATATTTAAAAATGGTTCATCTTTTCCAAATCTAACTCCTAATCTAAAAGCATCTTCTATTTGATTAAAAGTCATATTTCCAAATCTTTTTTCTTGTATTAAGTCTGATGCAAATATTTTACTTAAACTAGCTAAAGTATCTCTATCTATTTTGTGTCCTATCTCTACTGATGTTTTAGCAATTAAGTCTAACACTTTGTTAGTCAAGTCTTTGTCGTTCTCTTGTTTTAGTGGTTTCATTTTAATAATTTTTTAGCTTCTTGCCATTCATTTATTTGTGAATGTAATTTACTCATAGTTGGTTTCTTTGTTTCTCTACGTTCCCAAGTTCTTATTGCAGCTTTCCAATCTTTCATTTTATTCTTACCAATTTTCCAATCTTTGCTTGCATAAAAATCTAAGAACGCTTCTGCATCTACATTATTTTTTCTTTCAATACAATAATCATTAACTTGATCTAAAGTTGGTTTTTTAAAACGCCCCTTATTACTATACGTAGTATTAGTATTATTATATACTTTAGTATTAATATTATCTGTTAACTTTTCTTTACTGGGTATGTTAACCAAAGTTATCACCCTTGTTAATATTTCTTTACTACCCTGTTTATATATGTTAACACGCTTAATATGCTTATTATCTTCTAAAATCTTTAACCATTTTTGAATTGATACTCTACTAACTTCATATAATTTACAAAAGTATTCAGTTGATGCTGTACATTTACCATTCATATTACATAAAGCAGTTATTTCTGCATAAAGTAATTTAGCATTAGGTGTTAGCTTTTTACTATATCTTACCTGTGCAGGAATAACTGCATAATAGTTTGGTTTTTCCATTATATAATCTTTACACTAAAGTGATAATTCTTCAGCACAAAATTAATTATTTTTAATTGATTAGAAAAATCAAAGTAAGAAGTCTTAATAATACATTTAACTTCACCACTTTTTACTTCTAGTAATACATCAGGATCAAGTTTTTCTGTAACACCTCCTTTAAGTAAAAAAGACTTCATATAATCTTTGTCAATAAATATTTCTTTTGTGCCATCAATATCTTTATATGCTTTGTAGATTTTAGTAAATATATTTCTATAAATTATACATCTACTATAAAGGTTTTTGTGGTTTCTTTCATAGTGATAAGTTGCAGTCCTATCTCTATTTAAAACTTTAGCAATTATATTTCTATGTATATCTTCTTCAGTTCTTGCAATATAAGCTACTGATGCTCTAACTGCTTGTACCTTTCTTTTCCTGGTTTTAGAAAGTAATGTATCTTTAGAAACATCACAAACATTAATTGCTAAATCACAAATTGCTTTAAAGTTTAATTCTTCTGTCATAATTAAAATGGTAAATTATCATCATCAGTTGTTACAAATTGATCTGATTCTTCATTATGTGAATTTTTATTTGCCCACCAATATCCATTAAGATTAGTGTAGTATTTACCATTGAACTCCCTACTTTCTACATTTACTTTTACATCAACAGTATCACCTATAATAAATCTACTAATTGATTGTACTGATTTATCACCAAAAGCTGTAATACAAACATCTTTAGCATATTCATCTAATTGTGTTATTATAACATCTCTTTTTTTCCATTCGTTTCCTGCTTTACTTGTTCCACTTTGTAGTGGTAAGATTTTTTTAATTGTTCCTGAAATTTCCATATTTATTTATTTATTTAATTATTAAAAAAAGGTAGTGAAAAGGAATTGATAAAATCACAAAGTATAACTGCTCAGTTATTAATTGATTATCTAACCCTTTCACCACCTATGCTAGTTCTTTTTAAAATCTTCTGATTCATCTTCACCAAATACTCCTAACTCATAAAATCCTGTAAGTTTTAATACAGCCCTTGACATTGCTCTTTTCTCTGCCATTTCTAATACATACCAGGTGTTAGTGTTTCCATCTTTAAAGTTACTCCCTTTAAGTGCTGAACCAAAAGTTTGTATTGTATTTTGATCTTTAATTGCTGTTGCTTTTACTGATGCAAAATTAGGTTCACATTTTATAACATCATAATTTATATGTATGTTTTCTAATGCTTGTATTTTTTCTATCCCACTTCTTGTTATTATTATATAGTGTTGGTGCTTAAACACATCATCTTTTGTTAAGTTGTATTTAATATATTTTTCTTTTAGTATTTCCGTTTTCATATTATTATTAATGCTTTATTAGTTTTTATCTTATTATATCGTTCTTTATATTCTTTTAACTTTTCTTTATCTTCATAATCAAACACTTCATCAACATTTAAATCTGTCATTTCTGAATATTCATCAACAGCTTTATCTATTTGTTCTCTTGTACCAAATACTCTAATCTTTGGTTCAACTTTAACTAAATCAGTAAAAGCACCTGATAATGATAATGATTTTATTGTTTTATATAACATTCCGTTATTATAAAAATAGTAGTCCTCGCAAATTAGTAATTCCATTGAATGTATAGTAAAAATGATGCTATTGATAATGCAATCAAAGCAAAGGTTAATATAAAAAATTGCATATCACTAATAACATCTTCTTCAACTATTCTATAATCATCTTTAAAGTTGATGTATTTTCCTTTAGCATTTTTAGCATAGAAAAATTTTGCTGATTCTTTTGGATTTAATTTAAAGCTATGTCCTGTCTTTTTGTTAATTAATTTCATTTTATTTGTTTTTTATTATTAATTAGTTATTACAGATTTTAATATTTGTCCTCCTGTATTTTGTATAATTTCTAAATTTGCTTTTGCAATTAAGAGGTTTTGTAATTGTTGTGTCATTTCTCTTTTATCTTCTTCTTCAATCCAATCAGAACTTAAATCAAATTGACAATCTTCTATCCAAACTTTTAATTGTTCAAGAGTTTCTGTTAATGTTAAGTTTTTTGTTTTCATTTTATTTGTTTTTAGTTATTAATTATGGTACAAAGATATAAAAAAATATTGTTATACACAACTTTACACACAAAGTTATTAACAATATTAATGTTAATAGTGTTTTAGCTAGATAAGAAGTTTAAATTATATAGAAAGTAAAAAGACAAATAACATAATGATAAAATACAATACAAATAATCTATATGTTTCTATCCAATCAGGATGTTTAGGTATTTTAGGCATTATAAAGGCATTGTTTCTATTATAGGTAATTTTCCTGAATCTAATATAACAGCACAACCAAGTATAGGTTTAGCAGTATGAAACTTAGCATATCCATACGCAAAAGACTTATAATCTATGCCGTTTGGGCATTGTAAGCCAAATTTAAGATCATTAAGAGATGCTGTAAAATCTACAAAACTTTGGGTATGTATATGACCTTGAACCATTGAAGTTCCCCAATTTTGTACTCTTTTCATTATACCTTTACCACTACAACCAGTTCCGTGAGTATATAAGACATTATCGTGAACAAATTGTTCTTCAAATTTCCAATCAGGACAACCAAGAACTTCGTTAAGATTTCTTACCCAACGCTTATCTATTCCTGCTTCTTCACTTTTACGTGCTACGATTAAATCGTGATTTCCTAAAGATATAGTTATTCCGTTAGGTACAGTATCATTATTAAACGCTTCATACCAATCTTTTACTTGTTCTATCGCCATAGTCAATTCATATTTTCCATCTGTTTCTGTACTGGTATGATGAAAACTGGCAAAATGTGAGTCAATTATATCTCCAGTCATACTGACAGCATTACAATTGTATTTGTGATAAATATCAATACAATGCTTTAGATAATTTCGGTGAGTGTATGGAAGATGAATATCTCCCACCACCAACCGATTTACCTTTTTACTACGAAGATTTTTAATCACTTCAATCTCGTGTGGTTTTAGTCTATATCTATTTGTTTGATTTTCCAAAATCTGCTAATGATTGTCCACCTAACATTGCGATTAAACTCCACCAAATTTTAGATACTGATTCTTCATCAACTCCTAGCCAAGTAGCTATCATTGGAATTAAAATTGAACTGATTCCTAGCCACACTTTCTTAGAAGTTAAAAGTTGTGAAATAATGTAATTTTTCATAATTATTTATTTTTGATTATTAAATTTATATTCTTACCACCTAAATTAATTATTTCTTTGATTAGTAAATCCATAGCTAAAGTTGAATTATAAACAATGTCTTGTTGAGTTCCTTGACCTACTAGGATGCACCCCCTTGAGTCTTTAGCTGTATTACCTCTATGAAATAATATATGCGACCTATCTTTTACATCTTTTACTAATAAGTGCAAATAATCTCTTGTAGCACTTTCTCTTGGTAATCTTAACCTTACCTTATATTCTCCTGTTGGAATACAGGATATACTTCTTTGGTTATCTCTATATGGTAGTTCTAAAGTATCACAAAACCTTTCTCCATTTAAAAATAATTCTCCAATTGTACTTTCATCACTAAAAGTATCTCTTAGAAGCAATAAGTTTATGTTGTTAGAATTAGAGATAGTAGACCTTGTAGATTTTACACCCCTTAACTTCTTGAGCCAATTCTTTACGAACTTCACGAGGTTTTTCATTATTTTTTAAATATTTAGGATTTTTGCTATTTAATTTTCTTTTTTTCATATATAAAAAATTTGTAAATTGTAAAAGCTATTGCTAGTAATAGTGAAACAAAAGTTAACATTTCATTTGCTTCTACTAATGATACTCCAATAGCTGATCCGTTAGCTATTCCTACTTGTATTGTGTCTTTTAGGTCTGTCATTTGCTTTGCTCTTTGTCTGCTTATCCAAGTAGGATTTTAGCTTCGTTATGTTAATTAATTTAGGTTTATAATGTTTCTTCATTATGTTAAATCAGAAGTTAAAAAATTTCTTAAAGTTAATTTAGTTCCTTGTGGTGTTGGTTTTTCAAGATTCATTCCTGCATAATAAGCATTTCTATCAGGACTTATTTCTGCACCACTATTTGTGCTATATTCAGGAAAGTCAGTTAGATTATTAGTTACATATTCAATCATTCTTTCAGTATAATATTCTGCTGTATTTCTAACTTCCTCTCTAAGGTGTTGTGCTTCTTCTGTACTTAAAGCTGTTCCTGTTTCTGAAGTCTTAGAATATATATTACCATTTTCTATCTTAAATCTTAAAAAAGGTATTGCGTGATAAAACGCCCAATTAGGTAACATATCGCCAATATAGTCATCAACTAAAGTCTTATATGCTCCTGTTAATGAACTTCCTGTTATTTTAGTTTTTAATGCTTCATATAAATCTGTACCTAGTTTAGGTTCAACATAAAGTTTCTGTGCTTGTCTTACATAAGGTAGTAATAGGTTAACATCAACATTTAAATTGATTGCTGTTGAGTCTTTAAGCTTCTGTTCTGATATAAATAATACGTATGCCATAGTTATCTTGGTTCTAAAAATCCTTGATTCTTCATTCTTTTTGGTGGTCTTGCTACTAAATTGTCATTCTTTTCAGCAGTAAAACCTTCACTTCTTGCTTTTGTGTATGATATTAATTGACTAGAATTAATCTTACTTTTTGCCCCTCTTAATGATGTTTTATAAATTTGTCTTAACCAAAAGTGATGACAATTACCACCACCTTTGTATAGCCATATAGAATATGTAGCTGCACCACGAGGCCCCCATCCTGGATTAACTGCTCTATCTGTCATTTGTAAAATATCTTCCTTCCTATAAATCTTTTTGCTAGATGACATTAATCTGCAAAATTCTCTAGTTTCTCCTTCTTGTTTTAAGAAGTTATCTTTAGTATAAACATATCTAACTTTATAAAAATCATTACCTGATCTATTTAATCCATCTTGACTACTTCTAGCATTTGGTCTTGCAGTTCCTGTTGATGCTAATTCTAACTTTTCATTAGCTGCTTCATTTAAAACTTGTTCAAAATTAAAGTCTTGATGTTCTCCATCTACTACTTCTTCATCTACTAATTCCCAATCATCAGGCATATCCTCACCATATTCTTCTATAAATTTTTCTAGTTCTGTTTTTTCAACTTTCAGATTTGTTTTTTCGCAATCACAATCATTTAATTCAGTAGCTTCTGAATGGTCTTTACAAGCCATATAAGCTGTTTTCCCTTCATATTCGTGTTCGTGGTACCCCTCACACCCTAAAGTCTTTGCGTGTGCTTCAGCTTCTTCTATTGTGCTAAAAACAGGTTCTCCATCAATCATTCCTACTTTACTAAAATCCTCTCTTACTTCTACATCTAAAGGTTCTAAACCTAATTCATCTCTAATTTCTGTTTCTGTCATTACTGCTTTTAAGTCCTCAGATGTAAATTCTAATGTGATTGGTTTAAGTTGTACAAAATTAACAGGCATATCCATATTATTAACTTGGAATATTTTTCTAAGCATTTTAACAATATGATCTTGGAATGGTTTAACTACTGTATTTAAATAAAAATTAGATGCACTATTTAATTCATCTACATTGCTACCTAATCCTGTATCATTTTTAATACCCATCAACATAGGACTTGTAACCCTATGTCCTGAAAGTATATTTTGAGTTAGTAACTCTTGAAGTGCTAAATATTGTTTATCTAGTTCACTTGTACTTATTGGTGTTATTTCAGGTGTTCTTGTTTTATCATCGCTGAATGTAAGCACAAATTTGCCACTATTGGTTTCTGAGCAAAATTTTTCAGTAAGACTTCTTTCTATTTGTAGGCGTTCTTCCTGAGATGGAATCCCATTTGCGAAACTAATCATATAGCTACCTGCAAATCCATTGCTGATATTATTAAGATGATATTCAGAAACTCTTGAATCAATTAAAGCCCAATTATTACAACTTACATAATCAGGTGTATAATAAGAGTTCATATTAGGACTATATAATCCTGAATACATTATTTGATTAGCTGATGTTCTATCATTAACATTAAAAGCAGGAACGTAATATGGTTTGTTTTGTCTTGTATTTGACCAATCTGCTGATATGTAATATCCTTTAGTCTTACCAAATTCATCAGGTCTAGCACAACGAATTTTAGAAACATCTACGTGGTATATTTCAGAGATTTGTGTTCTATCTTTTGACCATACAATATTAAGACAAAACCCTCCTTGTAGTTTAAAATCAAAAGCTACCTTTTTTAAGACTTCGTGCAAACTTTCATTTCCGTTTGCTCTATCCATAAAGTTCTGTAATTTAACTCTTGCTTCTAAATCTCTATCTTCTTCATTTTCTATAATAAGATTTTCCCCTGCAATCATTTCTGCTGTTGCATTAATAATAGCTGCTGAAATAGAACTAGAATAATATAAGTCTATAAGGAATTGTGGATAAAGGTTTCTCCAATCTTCTGTACCATACTCAATCCAATCTCTACCACGTACCTCTTGTACTATTGGTGAAGTTGATGTTTCTAAGTTAATATTAATGATATTGTCTTTCATATTTTATATTTTATATTTTTTCTTCTACTTCAGGATGTGTTAGATAACCTGCAAATGTATGAACATAATTCTCAGGAAACACTTCATTAGGTGAAAAATCTATTTCTGCTGTTGTCATTACATCATAAAATACACCATCATAATATACAGGTGGTGTTATTTCGTGTCCATCAGGATCATAAGTTCCAGGAATTTCTACAATCTTGCCTATGTATACTACTGATTGTGTTCCATTAACATAAATATCTTGATTAATCCCATCTACTTCAATAACTTCATAAACACCTTTTGCTATTAAGTCAGCATCTCCTGTTGCTTTATCTGTATAATGTAATTTGTATATTTTATTTTTTATTTCTTCCATATCTATGTTGTTAAAGCACCTAATTGAGTGTCTGATAATGCTGTTTTATATACTTGTATTTGTTTAACTTCACCGTAAAAATAATTAGAATTATCCCCTCTATTAAAAGTTAATGTATCTAATCCAATAGGTGCTGCTCCACTTACATCAGTATCTACTTCCGAGCCATTTAACCATACAGCCATATCATTAACCTTCCATTTTACAGCAATTTTATTAAAGTTTGTTTGCGTTGCTGTTTTTGCTTTATTCATAGAAAAAGCACCTCCTGACTTTATTTGTGCTGATAAATTACCACTAGCATTTGACAATCCAATAGTTACTCTATTATCTGCACTTCCATCAGATAAAGATATTTGTCTATGTGTTCCATCATCTGCTATTGCAGCCATTTCTATAAAAAGAACACCCTCAGAACTATTAATTAAATCTCCAATTCCTGTTCTTGTAAATACTTCTGCATTTCTTGTTACTGTACTTCCTAATGTAGGTATGTATGATGTTGCATAAGCACCTTCTTCTAATTGACATCCCCACACATATATACTTGTTGTTGATGTTCCACCACTTCTATCTACATCTATTTCTACATCACCTGCTGTTCCATCAGAAGTAAAACTAAACCCAACTCTATACCACCCATTTCCATAATCTTCTAAAAATTCATTAGTTCTAGTACCATTATCATACGTTGTAGTGGCAGCAAGTGCAGAACCTGTCCATTCGTAAGTTTTTCTAAATAATGTTCCACTATTTACCCTATATGATAATGTAGTTTTACCTCCTGTTGGATTGTCATTATTTTTTAAAAAAGCACTTACACTATATGATGTTGAATTACTTATTGATATTCCTTGTTCTATTTTATCATCAGCACTAACACCATCTTTCGCTACTTTTTCTGCATTAACAGTACCATCAGGACTTGTAGTTGAATTAGCAGTTACTGTTACGTTTTGTTTAGTCCAAGAAGTACCATTTAATAATTCACTTCGTAAACAAATATTTGTTCTTTGTGGTTCTACTAATATATGTGGACATCCACCCCCTGTATAGTCTAGTCTAGGTACATTTAATCTATCTGTTGTTGGAATATATGTTGTTGGTGATGTTCCTTTTTCTATTTGACCACCCCATAATAAAACACCATCATTACCATTACCTTCAAATGTTGGGTTTCTCCCTAAACCTGAAGAAGGAAGTGCAATATTTAAAACTCTTGGGTTGTAATCTGTTGTTGTTTCTGTAATTGAACATCTATACCAATCTCCTATTTTTTCTATTGTTGCACCATTAACATTTCCTGTTCCTTTTACTCCATCTCCTGTTAATTCAAAGTTTTGGTATAACACAAAAGAATTTGAATTAAAACCTGTTGAAGGTGCTAATTGGAAATTTGTATATCCAAAAGGTTTAACATATACACTATAAGTAACTTCTGAACCTGGAGATGCTAGTGATACATTAGCATAATCATAATCAACGTAATGGTGATTGTTTTCTGTATTAGGTATTGCTTTAAACCCAAAATTAGCACCATCAGGAGATGGTATTGTACTTGCAACAATAGCATCTGAGTTAACAGCATTCCAAAACGAATTAGTTAAATCCTCACTATATTCAAGTAAATTTCTAGGAACATCTTCAATATTACTACTACTATTAACTCTTGTAGCAGTAGTTGCTCTAGTAAAGTCCATATCTGCTGATGTGTATTCTCTTACAGAAACATTAGAAATCGAACCTCTAAACGCACCTCCATAAAATCTTAAAGCGTCAGTATTAACTGCTACCATATAAAAGGTTTTAGTTCCAGAACTCTCGGTAGATTGTTTAGTGCAATCTCCTATATCAATATCTAATCTTCCAGAGGTTAGAGTTACATCTAAAGTTATTTTATAAGTTTTACCTGCAACAGCACTTACATTTTGACTCAAATTATCATTCCCACTACTACAAGTAGCAGAACCATTCGCTATCGCCCATCCAGGAGCAGTTGTCCAAGCAGAAGTACCTGTTGGAAAATCCCCATCAGTTACTTTTTCTGCACCTATTATTGGTTGAGGTAATACTCCAAATAACACATCTTCTGCTACCCCATTAGGAGTTATCATTAAACTTACATCATCTAATAAACTCATATTATGCTATGTTTTTAATTGCGTTTAATTGTGTAGTCAAACAAGACTTTGCTTCAAATACACCATCTCTCGCTTCTACCCTTCTTTTAAAAGCATCTACTATTAAAGCAGTAGATCTTCCACCTCCAGGTTTGTTTGAACTTAATGTGTTTCCTAAAGCTAATTTCATTTCTATGTAGTTACTCCTTCGTGATAACCTATTCCAATACCACTAGTTAAAGTGATTGCAGTAATATTCATAAACAAAGTAGTTCCAGCAGGCATTGTGGTTTGTAAAGCACTTTCACCTGTTGCATCTGCTGCTGTTATTGCTGAAATTACACTTTCAACAGGAAAGTAAACTGCATAAAAATCTTTACTAGTTTGTGCTGCTGTTGTAAATACTACTGTGCCACCATTTTTTCCTAGTTGCTCAGTTAATAATTGTTGTACGTTTTCGATTGCCATAATTTATTTTTTAATTTCCGTAATATATATAATTTGTTCCACTTGGTTCAGGATGTTGTGTATATTGTACTTGTGCAGTTCCTGATTTGTCTGCTACATACATTTTTCCTTTCGTTACAAGCCCTTGAACTACTCCGTGAGTACTACCTACTGGAAGTACATCATCTTCGTTTACAGGTGCGTTTCCTGCGCTTATAGCTACTGCTCCTGTCCAACTAACCTCATATACTTCATATTTCCAATATCCTGATGGTTTAAAGTTTACATCTCCTGCATATACATCAGGTGTTGCGTTATATGTAAAATTAAATTTTGTGTATCTATCATAAACCAAATGAACATTAGAATAAGCATATTGTACTGATTTGTCCATATCATTAGTAAACTTTACTAAATATCTTATCTTGTCAGAACTAACAGAAGTATCAATACGGTTATCTTCTGTTTGTAGATATGTAGTTAAATCAGTTTCAGTTACTGCTTGTATCATACTATATAATAGAAAAACTCCGTTTTTATTTGCTTATTAAAAGAAAAAGGTGGTATAACCACCTTAATCCCTTGACAAGCGCTAGGTTTTACTATATACGAACAAGTCGTAACACCCTTGTCAATACTGAAAGAAAAAGGTGGACAATGCCCACCCTAATCTAAGAAATATATGAAAACTACCAAGTCTAGTTGCTATCTACACCTCCTAATGTAAATCCTGCATTATCAAATGGATTAGTACTATAGTCAGGTACAAATTGGAATGGTTGTTGCTCTAAACCATCAAAGGTTAAAGTGTAACCATTTCTTGAACCAAAATCGCTTCCACTATCCATAGTACCTGCATTAAGTTCCATTCCATTAACACTACCTAAACACACAATAGTATCGTGTCC